GTTGGAGTTTACTTGAAGTTAATCTGTCAGAATTCTGACAATATAACCCGCGTCCAAACTTTATAGGAGTTCTCTATGTTATTCACCAATCTCAATAAACGTCTCGATGACGAGTTCCTTTTAATCTATACGAAACTCAAAAGCATTGAGAATAAATTAGATCTTCTCATCACTAAACTCGATAACGAAGATAATCCCGAAGATCTTCTCTCAGAGTCTGAAAAATCTTTTCTCTCAAAACATTATATAAATTCCTAACCAAATTTATTCCGGCTAACGCTACATAAATTTTTCTTTACTTTTCCTTCTCTACATAAACACCTTATATAAAGGTCCAGATGTTCCTACATCCTAAGAGAAGCAAAACGAACCTGAGCATGTCGTTAAACTGCTCACGAATTATTTAATCTTAACATCTAGCAAAGGAAGGTACTATCCATGCAGAATTTTGAAGCACGTAATTATCGTATTGATAATGTCGAAATCAATTGGGCTAAGCTAGCTAAGCCTGTAAATCCTTTTGGTACTGAACAATGGGAAATCCAAATAGCTACAACTGATAAAGCTAAAGCTGATGAATGGTCAGCTAATCATTTTAATGTAAAGACTGATAAAGCTGATTCGTCTAAGTTTACTGTTTCTCTGAAAAGAAAAGCATACAAAGCTGACGGTTCATCTAACGGTCCAGTCAGAGTTGTTGGTAAAGATACACAACCTATCGCAGATCCTTCAGTAATCGGTAACGGTTCTGTTGGTAATGTTATTGTATATCAATACCCTTATTCTACTGCAGGTCGCGAAGGTATTGCAAGTTCTTTAACTGCAGTACAAATCGTTACTCTTAACGAATACACACCTGCTGTAGACTTCGAGCCGATTGTTGAACCTCAGCAATCTAAAGATCAACCAGCAGAAATGCCATTCTAAGGAGATACTTATGGGTGTTATAGCCACAGGTTTATTCCAAGGTATTGTTACTTTAATGCTTATTGCCGGTACTATAACTGAGACTGAGAATCATACCTCACTCGATATAACCGGTCTTAAAGCAAAGAAAGAAGCAATCTTCATGTCTACAGACGATAACACGTCTAACTAAATAATTCTTAGGGACTAAGCGTTCACTCTCTTAGTCCCTACATTATTTAGCAAACCGTCATCCAATATAGAAAGGTAGCTTATGGCAGTTTATAGAAAACCTCGTAACCGTAAAGCATCATGGCGATCTAAGTCATATAAATTTACTGTTGCATCTAAAGATGATAAAAGTCTTATCGATCTTAAAAATACTATTACTAAACAAAATGCATACGTAAGAAAGCATGCAAGAACTTATCAAATGATTACAGATTATGATATGCTCTACACAGTGCGCCTTATGGCGCGTGGCCCAAGACGATGGCATACTAAATATAAACCATCTCTTGTAAGATACTTCAAAGGTGCATACGGCATTCCTCAAACACAAAAGTTATTACATGGTAATGCTGATTCTAATCTTAATCATAAATTTGCTGAAGAGTTCGATGTATACGTACATCACGACAGACACGCTCTCGATAAACTAAAACATGAAATCGAAACCGGTCAAACTCCTGGTGTTCAACGTAAAATCGAAAAGCTTAAGAATAAAATATGGCGTCTTGAATACAACGCTAGAAATGATAAGTTAGCAGCTTATGGATCAAATTGATCCGTTCTGGGAATACGTCGGTTCAGGTATCGGCGTAATCCTTTTGATACGAGCAATCCTATATTGGTGGTCGTATCGATAAACCCATTCCCTTTAACAACTAAAGAGTTTAACATTATGCTATTTCAAGTATATAAAAGTATTATTAACAATGCTCAATCAGTTCTAGAATCCAGATCTGATGAGCTCGAATCTATCGTAAATGATTTTATTGAAGAAACTGTTCTCGAGTTCCGTGAAAATGTAACTCAACTAGCAGCTAATCATAATTTTACCGATGAAGACATCGATATTATTATCAAAGGCTGTCGTACTTCCGATGAATATAAAGATATTGAAGACATCGAAAACTGCGAAATACGAAATGTTTTAACTTCAACATTCTGTAATTTCTAATTATGGTAGTCGAATATAAAATAGTACTCGATGAACAAGAACGCGATTTGCTTCTTGATCTTATCGAACATCGTATCTTCTTACTTAAGTTTGATACCGAACGTAATCCTAGCGAAGTCAAAGAAGAAATGACTAGACTAGTACAAATAGGAGGCAGATTAACATGACTCTTACAAGATTTATGCTCGGCATAGCTTTAGGTATTCTATTAATTTTAATCATTGAAAATGTAAAGGTTGTAATAATATGACTATGACTCGAACCGACTTCGAAGCACTTGCACATATGTGTGCTGACGAAACTCACAAAGAATTACTTTGCGATGCTACTATCGATTTACTTGTAGCATTCTGTAAATCTCGAAATCATAAATTTGATTCTATTAGATTTCATAATAAAGTTGCTAAGCTTAAACTAGCACAACGTATGGCTGAGAAAGGCGTTAGCAAAGAATGGTTTGATAAACATGTTGAGGTTATACTATAATGCAACATAAAAATCTATTTGATCATAATAAATTTGGTGATTCTATTAATTACAACGTATTAGTATGTAAGCAACAATATTCTGAAAAGAAGATTGCAATCAAAGTAGAAGAAATTGAATCAATTGAAGAATGGAATACTGATTCTTTATGTGTATACATGAGATCAGGTACCAGACTTTATGTTGAAGGCAAACTATCAGATATATTTAAGGATATAAAAAATGATTAAACTATTCCACTTCGATGTTTCTGAAAGATCTCCTGTTGATAACCGAGTTCGAGCTTTTGCTAAAGCTACCTCGCTTGATCTCGGTCTATCTACTAAAGATGAAATCAAAGCTAAACAAAAGATTAATGGCACTCACTGGGTTCCATTAGGTTCGTTCAAAAATAAAAAAGATGCATACGATTATATTCAAATACTTCGTGACGAACAAAAAGCATTAAGATGAATAAAGCTCAAATAGCTTTTAAAGCACTATATACTAATTGGTTTCATGACGAAACTAAATGGTATATGGAAAACTTTAATGTAGATAATCCAGAAGATATTCCTACAGAAGATCTAGAAGATTGCGATTATAAAAATCTAAGAATTCTGTATGAATACTTCTTCAAAGTTTAAAGGCGCAAGTAATTGATTTTGCCTTTAAAATGCAATGGGAATTAAGGCCTCCTAGTCGGTAGCGACGAAATTAAATAACCACGCGACCCCTCTTGACAGGTTCCTTGAGCTCACTCGGCCTGGTGAGATTGCAAAAATAAGCCTAGAGCGTACACAATCAAGTGATACCTCTAGGCTTTTAAAATTGCTAACCCACATCCGAGATACGTCTCAGTCCGACAATTCCGCAATTTTTTTCTGCAAATCCTCTTCCGACATTTCCGCCGTATCAAGTGTCAAGCTAGTCTGGTCAACACGCTGTAGCTTCGGCTGTTCATACTCAGCTAACGCTATAGCTAATCGTTCTATAGTTTCTTGATCTTCCAATTCAATAGCCTTCGCCAATTGTACTTTAAGTATATCAACGGCCGATGGCATTTCGGAAATTACTTCATCCCTAATTTTTTTAAACTCGGAGGCTGACAGTCTCATAGCTTCTCTGAGTGCTTTGTTCTGACGACGCTTCTCCGCGCCTCTCGCCTGCATCTCACGAGCTGTCTCTGAGTCCATCACTGGTCTCAACTGTGCAAGCGAATTCGGGTGCTTCCCGCAATTCTCATAACCCATAGGTACCTCCTTTAGATTTCTTTTAGGAGACGTTTAAGATCTTAATTAAATTTATTCCGCTGTCGCTACATAAATTTTTATATAATATATATTTTTTAATAACCCACATCCGGAGTATGCGTATGAAAACACATATTAGAATCATTAATCCTATAGCTAAAGCTATGAATGAAGGTAGAAGACGTGAATACGCACATAAAGTTATTCCAGATAAAACTAAATACAATCGTAAGAAAGGAAATAAGTATGGCAAAAGTAACAGCCTCGACGATATTGAAAGAAGCCGCTGAGCTTAAAGAAAGAAAGCAAGCTGATTACCAAGGTAACATGTGGACTGAAGAAGATTACTTTCCATATGGTAATAAATCGTATATGCATATGATTCATACTAAGTATTTACGAATGAGAAGTCTTGCAGAAACCAAAGATAAAAAGATTAACTTTGAATCCTTAGAAGATACGCTGGTAGACATGGCAGTTTATTGTGCAATGTTTGCAGCTTATTTAGAAAATAAGAAAAATGCAGATATATAATCAAAAGTATTTAAATATAGCTGAAGACATACTAAGATATGGTCGTCAGAAAGAAGGTCGTAATGGTTATACTAGATCTTTACCATTTAAAGAACTAGAATTTGATATGCGTAATCATTACTTCCCGTTACTAACATCACGTAAGATACACTATGAAGGTGTACTAGGTGAATACGCTGCTATAATTAGACAGCCTAAAAATGTTAAAGACTTTCAGAAATGGGGGTGCAATTACTGGAATGAGTTCGGAGATCCTGATACTGGCGAGTTACGTCTTAGTTACGGCAATAGTTGGTATAATTTTAATGGTGTTAATCAAGTAAGAAATGTATTAAATAATCTTAGAGCTAATCCATATGATAGAAGACATATTATTAGTGCATGGAATCCTGAAGGTATGGAAGATCTAAGTTTACCACCATGTCATTTCTTATATCAATTTTATGTTGACGAAGATAATTATGATAAAGAGAAAACTTTATCTATGCTAATGTATTCAAGATCAGGTGATTGGATGGTAGGTATACCAAGTGATATGGTATTTGGTGCTACTATGTTAGCATGCTGGTCTAACTTAATTGGTGCTAAGTCAGGCACACTAAAACTAATGGTAGGTGATGCACATATTTATTCAGATCATTTTAGTACAGCTTGGTCACAAATAGAAAATGGTTATATACATTATGATGCTAATTATCATTTGCAACCACAGTTAAGTGTAGATGACTTTGAACCAAAGCATATGGAAATATATAACTATGAACATAAAGGAAATATAAAGTATGAGCTTAAAACGTAACGAAAATTATTCAGAATGGTATGATGATATTAGAATCATGCATGATAAATTCGGTGCTAAAGAATGGGTTAGGCGCCAATTCGAAGCAAGAAATTTTAAATTATTAAATGATTTCTTAGCATTTAGATTAGACTTTTTAGAAGAAGAGTTTGAAGAAACTCAAGCAGCTTTCCTAAATAAAGATCACAAAGAAGTAGTTGATGGTTTAATTGATCTTATTGTTATTGCAATAGGTACATTAGAATTATTTAATTGTGATGCTGATAAAGTATGGAAAGAAGTACATAAATCTAATATGGCTAAAGAACCTGGAGCAAATAAATCCAGGAAGAATCCATTTGGTTTACCAGATATGGTTAAGCCAGAAGGTTGGAAAGGACCTGAAATAACTAAGTATGATTGCGGAATACTATCAGATATATTTGAATCAGAAAAAGAAAGACTTCAAATGTTAAGAGAAAAACGTGATCTTGAAAATGAATTCAAAGGTCAAGTAGCAAACTTACACTATGAATAAGGAGTATGTATGAGTAAGGATGATTTACAAGAAACTAACGTTGCACCAGCTGGTGAGCAACTAACATTTCATCAAATTAGATCTATGATTGTAGGAGATGAAGATAAAATAAAACTATTAAATATATTTGATAATTTAGTAGCTGATAATAATAAACTTAAAGCTGAGCTTAATGCCGGCAGAAAGGCTAACGATGAGGCTAACGTTTGATATAGAAACTGACGGTCTAGATGCGACTAAGATATGGTGTTTAGTAATACAAAACATAGATACAGGTCGTATCATGAAATACACTAATGAATCCGATAAATATGATGGGCCTATTGAAATGGGCCTATCACTATTACAAAATGCAAACTTACTAATAGCACATAATGGTATTGGTTTTGATGCATTAGTAATTAAAAGATTATATAATGTTGATTTGTATCAAGGTAATAGATTTTTTGATACATGGATAGCATCTCAAGTATTAAATTACAGACGACCACATAAACATGGGTTAGCTGGATGGGGTGAGTATCTTAAATATCATAAAGGTAGTTATGATGATTGGTCACATTTTTCTGATAGAATGATGGAGTATTGTGTAAGAGATGTTAAATTAAACTCTGTAATATACGGTCATCTTACATCAGAATTAAATAGATTAGCAATGAAGCAACCATTAATACGTAAAGGTTTACGAAATGAAATGACTGCTGCTAAGTTTGATGCATACTGTCAATACTATGGTTGGGCTTTCAATAAAGATAAAGCTAATTTATTATTAGATGATATTGAAAATAGTATGAATGCTATCGAAAAAGTAATTGAACCTGAGCTACCACCAGTTACTAAATTAATTGATAAGAAACCTAAGACACCTAAGTTTACTAAGAAAGGTGAATACACTGCAGCCACTGCACGTATGCTAAGTGAATTTCTTAATCAAGAAGTTAAACCTAATCATACATTTAAATGGGAAGCTGGTAGAGAGTTTCAAAGAAAAGAAACTAAGAAAGCTAACATGGGTAATCTTGCACAAGTTAAAGAATACTTATATTCAATTGGATGGGAACCTGATGATTGGAAAATGGAAAGATTAGGTAGAGAGTTCATTAAGAAAACACCTAAACTTACATCAACTTCATTAGAAAAGCTTGGTAATAAAGGTAAAATGATTGATGAATGGACTACACTTAGATCACGTAAAGGTGTTGTTGAAGGCTGGCTTAATAACTTAAAGAATAATAGATTACATGGTAAACTATGGATAGTAGGTACACCTACATTCAGATGCCGCCATGAAGTTATTGCTAATCTTCCAGCAGCTAATGCTAAACTTGGTAAATCAATTAGAGAATTACTAACAGCAGAACCTGGAAGAAAGATAGTAGGTGCTGACTCTAGTGGTAATCAATTCAGATCATTAGCACATTATGTTAAATCAGATAGTCTTACAAATCAAATACTAGATGGAGATATACATCAGTATAATGCAGACATTATTAATACTGATAGACGTACTGCAAAGACTTGGATCTATGCATTTCTATTTGGTGCTGGTGCTACTAAACTTGGTAAAGTGCTTACAGGTAAAGGTAATATACAAGCTGGCAAGCAATCTATAGAAAAGTATGGTGATGCTATTCCTGGTTTAAAAGCATTAAAAGATAATCTAGTATCAATGTGGAATATAACAGATAATCATAGCAGAAATGTTGAAGGTTATGTTCCTGGTCTTGATGGTCGTAAAGTTTATGTACCACAAGATTATCAAACACTAAATTATTTGTTACAAAGTTGTGAAGCTATAACTACAAAAGCTGCATTGCATTATCAAATGAATAAAATTAAATCAGAAAATCTTGATGCTGAACCTAGACTTTATTATCATGATGAAGTAGCATGGTCAGTAGCAGAAGAAGATGCTGATAGAGTATTAGAAATACTTACTGAATCATTTGCTGAAGGTCCTAAAGAAATGGGCGTAGATATTATGGCAGGTGAAGGTACAATTGGTAATAACTATGCGGAGGTACACTAATGATTGTAGATATTAATGTAACAAAAGATTTTATTAATCAACGTGATGCTCGCGCTGAAATATATAATCCAAGAGGTAGATCATTCGAACGATTAAAACTTGATATTGAATGTGAAATATTTGAGTGGTGGATGATTGATAAAGGTACTTGGCAAGATCATATTGATTGGCAAGTTGATGGCGTCGACCAAATACATGGTAATGTTGATGTTAAATTTATTAAAACCTGGTATAATATTCCATGCAATAAAATGATTTATTTATTAAAGCAAAGAGAATTAACAGATAACTTTTTCTTTTGTGAATGGAATGATAGACCTGAAAGATTATTAGTTGCAGGCGATATGGTTAAAGTTAATACACTTGGTATACTAGAATACTGGGAACTAATGGATATAATTAAACCTTCTAAATACAACGGGTTTTATGCAGATATTCGTAAGCATTTAGAAAGAAAGGAAGTACATGGAAACTAAACACATGTTTGTAGATACAGATTCTATATTCTTTAAGATAGCATATAAATCTAAGAATCAATCTGAACTACGCAAGAACTATAATAGCTTTTGTAATAAGATGAAGCTAGAAGTTTCTGATAAAATGGTTAATCCTTTTACTGAAGAACTGAAAGTATTATATGCAGTTAAAGGTAAAGGTAACTATCGCAAAGAACTTAGTTCTGATTATAAGTCTACGCGTCCTGAGCTTGATAAAGATGTAAGAGATAAACTAAATTACTTACATAAACATGCAGTATCTAAAGGTGCTATTCAAGCAGACGGTATGGAAGCAGATGACTTAGTTTCTATATGGGCACGTGAAGCGCTCGATAGAAAAGAAGAGTATGTAATTTGTGGTATAGATAAAGATTTACTACAGATACCAGGTCATCATTACAATTATGGTAAAGATACTTGGCAGCTTATCAATGAAGAAGAAGCATTACATAATCTATATATTCAATGTTTGACTGGTGATAACACAGATAATATTCCAGGTCTAAAAGGTATTGGTCCTAAGAAAGCAGCAAAGATTTTAGCTGGCGTACCACTATCAAGACAATGGAATAAGATTAAAGCTACGTGGAAAGAACATGGTCAGACTATAAAACAGTTAGAGCTTAGTCATAAGTTACTAAGAATGCTAACGTCATGGGAAGAATATGAAGATATTAAAGCATACATTCAAAGTAAAGCCACTGTCAGCGAATCAAATGACGTACAGGAACAAGTCGATAAAGTCGGCTAAGTATATCGAATATCAAAATGAATTAAGAGATGAACTTCAAGGGGTCGAATGGCCCTTTGAAAAATCCGATCAATTAGAATTTGATATTATTGCTGGTGTATCTAATAAAATGGCAGACCTAGATAACGTAGTTAAGCCACTATTAGATACATACCAGGGTATCTTTGAAGAATTTAATGACAATAAAGTTTATCATATAACATTAGATAAACAAATAGTAGCTAAAGGTAATGAATATTTATTTGTTAAAGTCGAACGATGGCCTGAACAAATACCTTTAGAAATAGTAAACGACGAAGAGTTGTTAGAAAGGACGGTACTCAGTGTCAAGGTATAAACAAACTGCCTGCCCAGAGTGTGATTCATCTGATGCATTTACAATATACGAAGATGGAGCATACTGTTTTTCATGTCAATATACAACTAAGAAAGTAAACATTATGAATGACTTAGAACCTGTTACTAAACCAAATAGTAACATAACAATTGAAGAAATTAACGACTTAAATAGTTTTCCTATTAACAGTCGTGGTATATCTAAACAAGTAGTAGATCACTTTGGAATTAAAATGGCTGTAAATCCTGATGGTTCCGGTGGTTCACACTTCTACCCTTATACTTATGAAGGTAAGGTAGAAGCCTACAAAGAACGTAAGTTACCTAAAAGTTTTGTAACACACGGTAGCTTTGTTAATGTAGAATTATTTGGCCAATCAGTTTCTAGTGGTGGTAAAACACTTGTAATAACTGAAGGTGAACTTGATGCTTGTGCAGTAGCTCAGGCATTTCTAAATAAATATAATAAAATATTTCCAGTAGTATCAATGCCTAGTGCTACAGGTTGCAAGACAGTATTAGCGCAAAGAGAATGGATCAGACGATTTGAATCTGTAATATTATTCTTTGATAAAGATGAAGCTGGTCAAGCAGCAGTACAGAAAGTTGCTAAGATAATTGGTGCTGGTAAAGTTAAAGTAGCTAAGCTACTAGAGAAAGATCCATGTGAACAACTACTAAAGCATGGACCACAAAGTTTATTACAAAGCTATTGGGATGCCGAAACATGGTCACCCGCTGGTTTAGTAATGGG